CTGAATGATTTGAGTCTGTAAGGTTCCATGAGAAACTGAGAAGCCATTGGGATTTCATATTGCTTGAAACGTGTCACATCTTGTCTGTTTTCATAGAGATGCCCGATGATAAGCAACATGGCACTGATGAGTGCTTGGGGTCTGTTCGCAGTTTCATAACCTGACTGGGATTGAATTGTAACTGCATTCAATTCATCCTTAATAAGTTTGGGAGCTGAAGTCATCCTAAGTCTTGCAGGATAACTCTTTCCGTCAATTTGGTAACCAGTTGTAGGGACCGTAATGGTCACATCTGATGTGTTCTTGTATTGGACCGCAGTCAAGGTCACTGAAGGCCCTGCATGTAAATCCATAGAGTCCATGAAGGTGTCAGAATAGAAGTTCACTGCAGTCCTCTGAAGGAATGTCCCAGTGTATTTCTGGACCATCTCTTGTGCTGCAGTAATCAACGAAGTGATAAGAGCATCGTCATCAGTGTGCTCAACTCTTAGATGGCTCTTGGCCACTGTAAGAGCAACCACATTGATTGCATCTGGGAAGGAGGTTTGTTCTATAATCATGAAAGTATTAAAGTGAGAAGAGAGGGCACCCCTTTGATGCCCTCGTTCTCATATTAGATTAACAGTGGTTAGACTGTTGTTGGAGTTGTAGCGGCAGTTATTCCACCAAGCTGCTGGACAGAACCAGAGCGTCTCACGTTTCCATTCGCATACATGTTTGCAATCAGACGGATTGTCCCTTGATGAGCAAGAGTGAAGCTGTCGATTGTTATATCCAGTCCACCAAATTTTGCAATGAAGAGGTCCGTTGGGTCTACAAAGTAGATTGGACGGACTCCAATGGTGTCATCGGTGTCTGTAATTCCAGAAGCATAAGCATCTGCAACAACTGTCTTGGCACCAACATTAGTGGAAGCAAAGACATCATATCCCAGAATTTGATTTGCAACATTAGCAATCTGCCCTCCATCTGACTGGCTCACTCCTTTCAAGTAAGCTGCCATTGTAGGGTCCATCAACATTGCAAGGTTTTGTCCTGCAGGGTCGTTGGATAGGAAAGCACCTTCATGTGCAGTTAAATCTTGGTAAGATGTAGCTGAATAAGATGTCCCACTTGCCACACTGTGATTTGTGATGCCAGCCGCTGCAAATAGATTTGTGTTGATGACATACTTGTCCAACTCGTTTCCAAGTGCAACAGACATGTCACGAGCAATCACCGCATCAAGTGCAGGGTCGGACTGGTTTAACATTTGGCGTGTTAAATCCATTCTCATTGTGAAGCGTTTTGGGTCAAGAGTAACTGAACCAAAGTCTCCATCAAGGTTGGCAATATCACCAGCTTCTGCAACTTGTGAGCCTGCTCCATTTGGTAATGAAGGCAGAACAAGATTTCCAGTTGCTTGGATAACTGTTGCACCCATACGTTCAAGAACAGAGGTTGCTCTTAGACCTTCCACCATTCCAACATGGTCAACACCTCGGACTTTGTTTCCTTGGTTCTGGCCATTAGTGTCATCAACAGAGTAGGTCTCATTTGCACGAGCCTCACCATTCATCAAGAAAGATGGGATTGTAATGTTACCACGAGCAGAAGCTCCAGTTGCATTCAACTCATTCCTTCCCTCTTGAACCATCTCTGCTTCAAGTCCAGTGAGTCCACCTTTGTTGACAATGTCAGAGATTGCTTTTGTCATTGAGAATTTGCCACGTATTTCATTGACTTCACTCTCTTGTGACTTTGATGATGCTATCCCAGCTCCTGCTGCAAACATTGCTTCATTTGTCTTAGCTCGTTGGATTGTTTCATCCAACTCCTCAACCTCTTTGTGGATTGAGTCTTGGCGTTCATTCTCATTATCTGAGAAGTCACGCTCTTCAGTAGCAACAGAGTCAAGGAGTGTTTCAAGTTCCTCAACTAATGCACCACGTTCTTCCATAAGTTTCACGGAATTTTTCATGTGATAGTTTTTAGTTTTGCAAGGTGAAGTCTTGACTGTGCCCACTTTACACTGTCCCTTTTAGACTCCGTCTCCTCGACTTGGGTTTTGTTATTTATTTGAATTGGTGGTGGTGTTGGCAGGGAGCGTGCAGTCACTTCCGTTGCCTTGTAGGCAGGGTATGTGACAACGCTCAAATCTATAAGACTGCCAAGTCTTGTGATGCGTCTGTGCGGTTTTGAATCTCTCTCCTCCCATTCATCTGAATCAACAGTGAAGGCAAAGGATGCTTGGTCCACATCACCTCTAAGAATAGAAGTGTGTAGGTCTTGAGCATAAGATTGAGGACCAACTTCAAAAGAGAAGTACACACCTTTCTCATCTACGGTCATTCCAAGAGTTCCTTCTCCATTCCTTGACCGTGCAAGTGGATAGTCCTCATTGTGGTTGAAGAGCATTCTGACATCATCTTGCATGACATCATTGAAAGCAGTTGGGTCAATGCTTTCTGTGAATGGTCCAAGGTCTGCCTCCTCATTGAATAGTGTGGCATATCCTTCAACCCTTTGCTCATTGTGTGTCTCTGTCGTGTCTGACCTTGAAGCAACTTGTGTGCTTATGAATCTACGTTCCATGTTTTTAGTTTTTAGTTGTTGACTCATCTGCCTTAGTGAGTTTCTCACCATAAGCCTTTGCAGAGTCAAGAGGGATTTGATTGACTTGGACCAGATGAACGTCTCCAGAAGGACCAATCCCATTAAGGTCCTCCATCTTTCTAACCTCATTCACGCTCATGAATCCATGTTGCAATGCACTTGCATAGAAGTCACGCCTTGAGGATAAGTCTCCTCTTAGAAGGGACTTCATGTCAAACTTCACTTTGTATTTTCCACGCTCTCTTTCTGGAATCAATTTCCTTTCAAGCTCCATCTCAAACTTTCTTGCCCAAGGGATGAGAGTCTGCTGAGTGAATGCAATTAGAATCTGCTCAACATTGTTGTAAGTGGTTGAACCTTCTGCTTGAATTAAGATGGGTGGGATGTTGTAAATTCTGGCAACCTCCTCCACTTGAAATTTTCTTGTGAGAATGAATTGTGCTTGGTCTGGAGGGATTGTGCTCCTCTCATATTTCAAACCATGCTCAAGGATTGCAGTCTCATGTGCATTGGCCATGCCTTGGTGCTGGCTGCCCCATGTGCTTTTTAATCTGTGGTATTGGTCATCTGTAAGAGACTTGTCTGTGGTTAAGAAGCCTCCAGTGTTTCCACCAGTTCCAAAGAACCTTGCTCCATACTCTTGTGCTGCAGAAGTGATTCCCAGATTCTCCATGTGGAGAAGGATTGGAGATTTGCCTCTGAAAGCTTCAAGGATAACAAGGTCATCTGAATAGTAAACAGAGCCACTGTTCTGGTTTCTGTAGATGACTTGTCCCTCATGAATGTCTTTAAGAATTGCAGTGGGGTCTAAGGGATGAAGGGCAGAAGGTCTTGATGTGATTTGGCCACGCTCAATGAGAGCATAAGCACAACCATACAAGAGTGCATCTGAAAACATCCTCTCAATAAAGTTGAATGAGTTGTCCTCTTCATTTGGCTCAGAATTAACCAGCACAAATGCAGGATGCTCCTTGGCAAGTCTCTTCCCATTGTCAGTCTCCTCATATAAGTTCAAAGGCAGTGATGCCAGTGTGGATGATATTTTTGACACTGCTGCGTAAACTGCAGAAAGTGACAAGGCACCCTCTTCAGAAATGTCAACTCCAGCTTTGGTGTTTCTCCCAAAGATGCCCATGAAGGGAGAGGAGGCGTTGATTGACCTCTCTTCTGGAGAGTTTACTTTTGGGGTTTTGCGTTTGAATAGACGCAAGAAATCAAGTTCAAGGGAGAATCTCATTGGGGCAAAATTCACCCCCTTTTACTGGGCGTGGGTTGACAGTGTCAAGTTTATAGATTGGACCTCCTCTTGGTGTTCCATCTACTAAACACAGAAGCAAAATTCTCATGGCCATTGTATCTGGTCCGTCCAAAAACAGTCATGTGGTCATGCTCAACACTCCAGTAGGCATCACTTGTGGTGGAGTGTTCAGAGAGTCTTTTTAAGTATTCACTAATGAAGCCATCTTTGGTAGAAATCGTGGGGGTCAACTCAAGGAGTCTGATGAGTTTCTTGGGGTTGTCGGGGTTGTAAGTCAAAGGGTTCTTATTGTGTAAGTGTCAGGGATAGTGTTTGATGGTTTAGCTTGTTCGGTTAGGTTTTGACCTATTGCCATAATGAGAGAGACAACGCCATCAATCTTGTCCCCAGACTTTTCTTTGTCTGGCTTTTGATTTCCTGAGGGGTCTCTCTTGAGGACCACGTTGCCAAACATCCACCGCATCACTGGGTCACATCCGTGTTGGATTT